ATTCATACCACGTTAATTCGCCAACTTCTTTTTTTATGCTCGGTGTGTATAAGCCCTTTTCCCAGCTGCCTAACACAGTGTAATCAGTGCAAGCACCAATTCTGCAATTCAGATCGCCTTCAACCTCTACCTGCAGGATCTCTGGAATACGTTTAAAGTACAAGAACCAATCACTCTGTTTGCTGACAGCGTTGGATTTCACGGCCTGCCAATCTGCTATGTATGTGTACAGCAGAGGGTTTACAGCGTACTTCTTTCTGTTCGCCTTGCTGGTGGTATACCCTTTTCCTTTGGGAGTAATAGCCAACTCATAATGACAGTGGTAAGCATTTGTGGCAGTGCCGGTCTTGCCTATGTTGGCTATCAGCTGCCCTCTCTTTACCTTGGCACCCTTTTTGACTTTCCGCTTGGAACAGTGTTGGACTCTTGCGTGATAAGTGTAGATGCCTTCATCCCATTTAATTTGAATGTAATTGCCCTGGGTAGCTGAGTAAGCACTATACTCTACTATGCCATCATGTACTGCGTATATGGGAGACTTCTTTTCTTTCCCATAAGCCAAGTCAACGGCATAATGCTTAGTGCTGAACTCCTCAGTTACCTTTACCAATTCCACTGGGAAAATAATTCTCTGTAACTGCATGGCTCTCCTTTCATAGCGATATGCTCAATGCCGTAAAATGCACGGCATAAGTTTGATACTGTGTAAGTGAGGTACCTGCCACAGATAACCGCACCCAGTTTGCTGAGTAAGCATCTAGCCCTACGTTTCCAGGGGTTTTGCTCGCTCCTGCTCCACGGATCCAATCTACTGTGGCTGTCACTGTAGGTGAACTTGGAAGTAACTTAGGTAAGAACACTGTGACTAATACACTAGATGTACTGTCAGCAATACCCATAAGAGTAACTCCGTCAAGCACCACTGAATTTCCGTTATGACTGTCATAGTAGTAATCACCAGTACCGATAAGGAATGAATCGTTATATCCGCTCCTGGAAATACCACCGAAGGCAACTCCAGTATCACCACCGCCAGCATCGTAAACATCAACCGCAAAGATTGCTACAGGTACCGTAAATTCCTGAGTAACAGAAGTGATGTTGTCGGCTGCTGTAACTATGATCGTTGCCGTTTCGGTTTCCAGCAGTGGGCTGTAACTCTGTTGAGCAATACTGTTTCCATTGAAGGTAGCATCTACAGTAGCCGTCATTCCATACAACTGCGTGAAGATTGCATCATAATCGACATAGACATACGTTCCGCTTTCGTCTGCTTCAGGTGTGCCGGAACTGTTTGAGGTTCTGTAGAAATCACACTGAATTTGCGGAGCCGTATATCCCAGCACTGTTGCGGTAATCTGCACATCATCACTTCTCAGACCTCGGCTATCTATCGCATAAGCTGAAATAGTAATCGTAGAACTTGAGGTACTGGCTGGGAATGTCGGTGTATTGACAGATGGTGTCAGCGATGTGCTGGTTGCCTGGGTCATATTAGTAGCATTGATATATGTTGTTACCGCCCCTGCACCCTCTGGTTTGGCAGTGGCACAACTGATGATGCCGTAACTGTAGCCAGCCACAAGCCCCAGGGATCCTAGTGATGAACTAATCGTCAGGTTAGATACAACAGGCTTAACCGCTACAATTACCGTGCAAGTGGCTGTTCTGCTACCTCTGGAAATTGTCATTTCACTATCTTCATAAGTGTAGACAGTTACTTTCAACGTTCCGCTTAAGCTAAATGGGATACACTGTAGTATCGTGCTGTAAGAAATTGTTCCGTTGTAAGTGGTATTATTAACCTCTAGGCCAGTCACAACATTTTTCGTTGTTGTGATACTTGCTGTTACCTTGTGATAATAATCTCCATCAGATGTGATTGTATAACCCAATGAGCCAGTAGTATCGTTGATGGAAATGGAACTAGCTGCCAATGCTAATTCACTGCCCCTGGCTATTGTTGCCAGATCCATCGTGAAGTTATCCGTATAGGATGTACGGTTATGTAACTGGTAACTGATCTTGATTGCCAGAGATCCGGAACCATCTTCGTTATGATGAGCTGTCAGATTGCTCCAGGTCTTGATGATTACAGGGCCTTTAGAGATGTTTTTAACAATGCCATAACTTCTGGTGTAATTGCTGACTAAAACATTTCCCAAACTATCTGTAACATCGAAATCCGTGATGCCCATATAGGACTGCGAAGCAGATGTATAGCGGATTGTGATGGATATTGGTGATGTATTAGTACTTACATCCCCTGCACCTTCGGTCACAATGACAGCCAGTGTGCCATATTCGGTTCTTTTCGTTGTTGTGAATGTTGCCATATTTCACCTCTAACTGTGCCTTGTGATTCTCATATGCTTGCCATCTCTGCTGATCAGGAAGCGGAACCTTGGGTTATTACCAGGTTCGCCAAGGGATAATTCTCTAGCACCTAAGACAGACTCTTTACCATCAACCCAAGTAACTACAGTGCCGTTTGCTTTGAACTCCAAACTGTCATTGTCCAGCTCCATAATCATTTCACTGCCGTCTTTGCCGATTTGCAGGTTCTCAGAACTGAACTTGAAATATGTATTTACCTGCCCAACCGTTTCTTCGTTTGTTTCAACTCTGTCTTCCAGATCACCAATGTCTCGGTTGAACTCAATCCGGAGATCTTCGGCGGTCTGGCTGACGCTGCTGCTGATAGAGTCCACTTCATCTTTAGAAGCGTACTCCTTTGAAACCGTGGCCAGGATTTGTGAACTGGTGATGTTGATTGTGGCCTGCTGTGATAACAGAATGGCTTCATCAGTATCTTCAGGAGCTGGTGTCCAGCTTGTAGGAACAGTGCCATACTCGAACATAATGGAATTAAGATAAAATCTATTGGTTCCTTGGATTTTTAACACCCTGGTATCTAAATAGAAATCACTGTTTGTTTTAATCTTAACTACATATAAATGCCAATTATTGGTTAGAGGAATGTATTGCAGACCGTTGCCATAATCAAGCACATAATCGTTAGCAGCTACTGTTTCATCATTAAGGTACATATTGCTTCCGCTTTGCGATGCGTTCACGCTGGCGCTACTTGCAAATATCAACACCTTTTGAGTTAGCGTTATACCATAATTACTTCCTGAATATGCTTTATCCCATGATACAGTGACATTACCAGCGCCTTTTGCAAAGAAACTCAATATATAATCACTATCTTGTTTCAGCGTTAGAGAAGGCTGTAGATCGCTGCTCTGTGAAATTTCTGTGCCATACAAGATCTCATTGTCTTCATAGGTTTCACCAGTTAATTCACCACTTAATGAAGAAAACGTTGAGAAATCTTTACTCCCTATCCATAGGTTTCTAGCGCCAATAGATAAATTGTCTAATTCATCATTAATTGTGGTAACTTCCACCTGCACTTGGCCTAACTCTCTATCAATTGTAGTAACAATTTTGTTAAGCTTGCTAACAGGGCTAATAACCTTTGTTTCTTCCTGAATGGTGTTATCTAAATCTAATTCATAACCACCTGTCCACAGGGTGTTGTAATTCCACTCTATCTGAGCAATTGTGTTATAGGTATCTCCATTTAATGTGAACTCAATTATGTCACCAGGAAGCACAGAATCGTTGCAGGGGCATTTTCCTACCTTGATGTTGTAGAAACTGAATCCATTTACAATGCTGTAAATGTACTCCACTTCTTCCTCAATGGTTACAGTGCCTGCGGTAGTATCATCAGTAAACAGTGCATTGTCTGTGTTCAAATATAATGTCTGCCCTGAATCATCTCCATATTCATACTTGGCAATTCCGTTATCATATACAACTCTGGAAATAACTATCTGCTGCCCTACCTTAAAACTGTCACAATCCTCAACATCAATGGTGTCACTTGCAGTATTACTTGCGCTAAATGTATTAAAGACAAGATTTCCGGCAGGACTTATTCTAGCGAAACCTCCTAATAATTCGGCTACATAACCAATAAAATCCCTAGCTGACATATCTTCATTCCAACTCAAGGCCAGAGTGCCATACTGAGGTAGTGTTGGCGCAGTGCCTAACTGGTAATAAGAGCAGATATTATTCAGCAGTGTCTGTAATGTAGCACCGCTGGTAAACCAGCCACTGTTATCCTGCTCAGCTGTTCTTACCATCTTGTCGGTAAGTGTCAGTGCATAATAGGCATCATTTGTATCATCTATTTCATCTACCACGAGGTTTGCTAACAATTCCTGCGTATTTGCATCACGGATCTGTGCCGTTTGTGGCGCAAACCCATTAGAGAAATCACTAGCCACTAATTTATCAACATTCAGCTCATAAGATCTGCAGACAGTAGCGCCCAGCCTGAAAGCATTAGAAAACACGCTTGAGCTTTGGTTCAATGCCATTACATAATCTGAATTTAACGTGATGTTATCGAGCTGTATTTGGATCATTTTTTGCCCTCTATAAAGTTAAAATTCACAACATATCCCATGCCAACTTGGGTATAGGTGTATTCGCTAGTGCTCTTTCCAACATAGCCAATAAGTGTGGCTTCACCACCTGTTACCAAAGGACTTACCACCTTGATTTTCAGTGGGTAGACATTAATTACATGTGACAGCAACGCTATGACATCATCTACCAGGCGGAAATTGAACTCAAATTCAATTGTTGTCCATGTGCCTAATTTATTTCTAATCAGATTGCCGTTTACAACTGACCTGTAGGAATCGACATCCAAATCTTCACTGTTTACAGAAAGAGAAGAAGGGTCTGGCATTTCAACCCAATTTGAATTTTCATAGACATACCAAATTGCCATACTATACCAACCCTTCTCCTAATAATCTGCTTTTTTTATTGATGTTCTTAACTATTGTATTCGTGATGCTGTTACCATCAATGGTGAGATCCTTGCTCTGTACTACATCAATTAACTGTTCAAGTAACGTTTCAATTTGAGAATTATCATTCTTGCCATTTATTGATGCAGCCACTTTATTTATCCATTCAGTATTGTTTTTCAGCGGAACTACGGCTTCCGGCCCTTCTTCGCCTAATAATGCCGTTGTAGGCTGATCTATAACACCGCCCTGAGCTAGGAATGGTAACTTCTTGATGTTCACAGAGTAGGTATTTCCACCAATGATAGGCACCCAGTTAGGGATCTTCAGCTGGACTTTGTTAATGGAATCAACAACTCCGTTAATAGCGCCTATGGCTACGTTTATAGGTGTAGCGATAACTGAACCAATCGTCTGGAAAATACCGCTGATAATGTCTGACAATCCCTGCCAGGCTTTATCCCAGTCCCCTGAGAAAACACCTGTAATAAATGTAATGATTCCACCTAATGTCTTAGTAATACCGCCCACAAAATCAGTAACTGATTTCATAAATCCTGTGAACATACCAGCAGCCATTCTTGATACAGTGGCTACAAGGCCGGTAAAGATTTTCACTGCCGCTGTGACTATCCCCGAGACTATCTCCTTAATGTGAGTAGCAACCCACCTGGCTATTCCAACAACACCCTGGCCTACCCACTCAGCAATAGCGTTAATAATTCCACCTTTTTCCTGAATATGGGCAACGAGATTATTTATCGTTTCAGGAATTGTATTTATCCACTCTTTAATCTTTACAATGGACTCATCTACATAATTCCTGAAATCCTCGCTGTTCATGTAGAGAACAACCAGCAACGCTATTACAGCAGCTATGGCAGCCAATATAGGATGTGCGGCTATCGCTGCAATAATGTTAAGCAGATTTAATTTGATTCCTGCAAGCAGGACAGGTAATTTCTCAAGGAAAAGTGTGCCTAACTTCCAGGTGGCAAAGGCAGCTACTACTGCGGCAATAATTGAGATCAGCGGAGTAACCTTGGCTATAAACTGATCTATGTAGCTGGCGGCATTACCTAAGAAATCATACTGTGGCAGAGGGAAATTAATGAAACTTCCACCTGCTACTCCAGAACCGCTGCCACCTTGATTGGTAGTGAGGTTATTGATTTCATCAAAGCCTGCAAGCTGATGTTTCAGCTTCTTGGCTCTGCCGGTAGCCTTATCCAGGTTATCGCTGAGATCCTCAGCACCAACGCTGAGATCCTCAAGGCCGCCTACTTCTGGCGGTTCATAGCCAAATAACCTGGCAAGCGCATTAGCAATATTGGTAATTACTCTTACTACCGCAATTGCATACGGCAGAATTGCCTGCAGTGCTGGAATAAACATACTACCAATGGCTCTGGTGGCCTGCTGGAACTGTGCCTTCAATACTCTTAACTGGTTAGCTGGCTGGTTCAATGTTCTGGACATATCACCCTGAACTTCTACTACCTGCTTCATCATCGCGTAGTATCTTAACTGTGATTTTTCAGCCTGGTTCATAGCATCATACTGCTTGGTGATGCCTAGATCAGTGGCATATTCTTCCAACCTTGCCTTAGACAGGTCATAACCAATTCTTCTTAACGGCTCCAATTCACCAGCCAAACCTGATTGTACCTTCTGCATAGCTTTCTCAATATCCAGGTTATAGAAGGATGAAATATCATACGCTAACTGAGTGAGGTTCTTAGACATGATGTTTGCTCTATCGCTTGCCACACCAAATCCTTTTGCCAGGGTCATAATTACACCCTGATTTCTAGCCCACTCGCCAATGTCAATACCCATAATGGAAGATACCTTCTGTCCATATTCAAACGCTTCTTCTGCATACTGGCGCATTGAAACGTTGAACAGGTTAATATCCTCAATGTAGGTACTTGCAGCATCTACAGCATGCCAGATCTTATCGCCAATCAGCTTAATCCCAACTGCTATTGCGCCACCCTTCAGCACACTGCTTAACTTACTTGTAGCTTTACCAAGACCGTTAATATCCTTGGTAGCCATAGCAGCATAGCTGGCAGAATTGCCAATATTGACTAATGAGGTGTTTAACTTATCCAAGCCGCTTGTATTGAGGTTCTTTGTCAGTTTCTCAAGGCTTGCGGTCAGTTTGTCTATGGATTCAGATACATTACTAGCAGTACCCTTAATGTCTATTAAGAGAGTGTCAATAGTACCACTTGGCATATAACTTCCTCCTTACTTCTTCTGCTCGAAATGCTGGTTGATCTTCTTGAATTTTTCAATCATTCTCAACTGCATATCTCTGCTCTTATTTACTTCTTCAGCTTTCTTCTGCTGGAGACTTGTTAGTATTTCTAAAGGCTTGTCTCTGTACTCCATTGGCTTGGTGCCCCTCTTTGCAAAGGCATGGAATATCGGTGCGACCCTGATTAAGGCATCATACACATACATTCCATTGAGATAAGCCTGAACATTCCACTCTTGTTTTTTGTACTCATAAGCCTTTCTATACGCTTTTACTAAGGTAACATCACCATCCCAGAACTCGGCTGTTGGCATACCAATTGCAATATAGAACGGCAGTACCTTCTCAAATATCTCTGAGATGGTTTGCTTAGTGGGAGGTTCTGGTATTTCTACCAGTTTGCCTCCCACTCCAGGTTTCCCTCGTCAGGATCATCAAACAATGTCTGCGTAGTGTCAGCGTACATTTCCACCAGCTTGGCAATTAATTCTTCCTTGCCAGCTAAACGCTTAATAATAGCGTTCAGTGTCTCTTCCTTAATTCTTCTGTGGTGGGCTAAGAAAGCGCCCTGAATTAATAATGGGATCTGTACGTTAGGCTGAATCTGTAACTGCTCTAATGAGAAGCCAGCTTTTTCAATCTGCTGTGCTGTATTTCTGGAATACTCCAAAGTATATTCCAAACCATCGTATTTGAACTTAATCTGCTTTGACATTGTGATTCTCCTTTCAATTTAAATGTCTTTTACTGGGTAGCAAATGTAATTACAGTGCTAGGTGTAATGGTGATTGTCATTTCACGAGGATCGTTTACTCCACCACCATTGACATAAACTGATAATGCACCAGTAAATTCCCACTTGCCTAATGCGCCTGTAGGATTGGTTGCGGTGCCATCATCAAACCAGACAGCATACTTTTCCTGCAGGTTTTCCAGAGCTTTGCAAGCCTGGTAATCTGCTAATACATAGTTAGCCAGGAACTCTAAGGCTTCGGTGTCCTGAATACCTGGAACATATCTACGCATTGAATCAGACAGCGTGGTAACTTCAACGGCTTCTGGGGTTGCCCCTAAGTCCGGAAACTCCTTGATGTCCAGCAGCTTGCTGTATGTGACAGTGCCAGTACCAGTGCCGTGCATTAAATAGGTCTGATAGGTTGTGCTTTCGTTCATTTAATTCTCCTTAGGCTTTCGCCTGAATCTTCTGCCAGCGCCCTGTCATACGGTAGACAGTAGCATCTTCGTAGTTAGGGGTCTGGCTCAGCATTGTTCTCATAAAACCTAAGCCTTCCATCACTTCATCAGTGAGGGCAGCTAACTTCTTACATTCTTCCTTCTTATCAGGAAGCCTGTTGCTATAGAAATTGATTTCAATAACAATAGTAGCCATTACTTCAATTCTGCTGAGTGTGCTTGCTCTCTCTAACACTCTGGTGTCTATCTCCACCACCTGTACGCAGGGAAACTGTGAAGAAGATCTGATATAACCAGCGGTAACAAATACACCTGGATAAGAATTTGTAAGGGCATTATCTATAGCGTTTGTTACCTCGTTTTCAAGTGTAATCATGAGTTAAACACCTCTTTCGCAATTGATAATAATCTCTGCTTCATCTCTGAGCTTGCGTAGTACATAGGCATAGCTGCTGGGTTACCGTGAGTGATAACCACTGGGCCTTTTTTGGTTTCTACTACCCAGCCATTACTGCCTGGCTGATCTCCATAGAAGCCCCACCACTGCTGTTTACCTTTGCCTTGTCCGTACTCTCCAATGCCTACTACACCTTGCGGCTTAGATAACGGATAAGCTGCGGAATTGTAGTAAACACCGGCCCCAAACTCTATGAAGCAGACGGCTTCTCCTTCGGCTAGTATCGTGTAAACGTAGCTGGTGCCTTCTGATGATTCCTGAGTGCTTAATCGCACATCATTTATGCCATCATACTGAGCACCAGTGAACCTGATACTGGCTTCGTTAATGCCTATAAGGCTTAACTGTTCCAGCAATTTCCTGGTTTTCTCGTTTAACTGTTTCTTGTATTCTTCTAACTTCCTGATAGCATCCTTAATTCCGCTTTCTGACAACTCAATTACCACTCGTGTTGACATTCACATCCACCTTCTTAATGGCTATGCTTACGGAATTAATGCTCCTGGCAATTCTCACAACTGTGTAATCGTATGATTCATCAATGCCCTTCTCTACCCAAAGCACACTTGTTTCATTTATGGGAAAATCAGGATTTGACAGTACGATTACCTTATCAATGCCTTCTGATAACCCAAATGGGCTGTCATAAACGGCACCTCTGGCTGGGCTGATGTTTCCATATACCAATGTTGGTTCAGTGTATGACAATTCATATTCGCCAGTGAAATTTCCGCTGGTGTCATACATCTTCACCATCCCCTGATAATTGGCATAATAGAATGGCTGCTTATTTCTGTTTAGGCATCTCATCATCCCACCACCTTCACATAAGGTGTGATCTGTCTCAGCAGGTGCTCTGGAATATGATTACTGCCATAGACTCGGTGAATACCGTTCTCATTGTGGCTTTCCTCATACTCAGCACCTCGCTTGAGCGCCAGGAACTCTGCTATCTCTACCTGCAGCTTGAAATACTTCTGCGGTAGCATTTCTGTGCCATCGCCAAATGGATATAAGCGATTAAGGATCTCTGCTTCAGCTTCATCGAGGTATTCAGTAAGCAGGTCATCGCTTAACTCAGGCAAATCATCGCCCAACCTCAATTTAAGACTATCTAACTGTGCCATACTGAATACCTCTCTTTGCTATTTCTTAGGTTTCTTTGCAGCCTTTTTCTTGGCTGGCTTGGGTTCTTCTTCTGGGAACAGTAACTTTCTGTTTTCTTCAGTTACTAATCCAATGAACAGCCCATCTTTGGTTTTAATTTCTGCCATTATTAGCTATTGGCAGAGGCAGCCTTGTGCAGGTAAATGCCCTTGACTTTGTTATCTAATACCCAGCAATCGTGGTAAATTCTGTAGTCATATTTCCAGGCATCAGCATCAATATTCTGCTGTGGTGAGAATAATCTCGGAACTACATGCTTAACTACCTGAACTACTGCTGACGGATGAACGATCATGAAGTTAATTGGATATGAGGTTGAAGCCGGAACAATATAACCACCAGCGGTCTGTCCAGAGGTTGAACCATCATACAGAGTGATAGCAGTGTTGAAACGAGCCTTAGGAACTCTAACAACTCTCATGCCATCAAATACTTCAACTTCACGATTAACATTGTTTTCACCATTTTCAATGAAACGAGTAACCTTTTCCTTCAGAGCAGCATAGCAAGCTTCGCTGACAAACAGGATTCTGCCTTCATGCGGAACTTCTTCATCGCTCATGGCAGTATCGGCAGCATCAATAGCGGCTACGATGTCAGTGACATTAGCCAGATTAGCTGGGGTAGCAGCCAGGATGTTTGAAGCAGCGGAATACTTGGCAAATCTGTAGGCATCAATTTCGGGGGCAACCTGAGTGCGGATGAACTGTGAGGTTAATCCACCTAATGCCATACCGAGTGTTTCATCATTGTCCATTACATCCAGCTGGAATGAACGGCCACGATCCTGGCCAAGGGTTAAGTTTTCCCAGGTAGCCTGCAGGTCACCAGATACGAAACCATTGGCTCTGCTGTAAGTGCCTAAGCCATTAGAAGCAAACTTGAATACTTTAACTGCGTTTGCACCGATAAACTGAACATTTTCATTTGCGGTATCAAGGATGGAAGTAACACTTTCTCTCTTGTAGACTTCATCCATGACAGGCAGGAATTTGGTAACTAACTGAATTGTGTTTGCCATGATAAATCTCCTTCTTTACTTAATGCCAAACCATTTATTGATTTGGACTTCCTGAGCCTTCTGTGCATCCTGCCCTGTTAATCCCTTGCCTGTTGATAAACCTGGCTGATTGTTAAGAGCGTCTGCACTGGCTTTCTTTTTCTGATCCTCGATAAAAGCCTTCTGTATTTCAAACACCTTAGCAGTATTTCCTTCAGCCAGCGCTACAGCACTTAACTGTGCGTTCTCATCATCATAGCCCAGGCCCAGATACTCAGCTTTATAGCCGGAGATCGTTTTTTCCTTCTTCAGGCTTTCTAATTCAGCCCTCATATTCTCCAGTGTCTGCTTGCTCTCGGCATCGGCTAACTCTGCTTCCGTCATTTTGCTCTTTAACTGTTTAGACAGAGAAGCGGCTTCGCTGGCCTTTTTGTCAAATACTTCCTTGGTGACATACCCTGACATATCCTGCTCTGGAACATCAACTTCATAACTCAATAAGGCTTTCAGTTTTTCCTCGGCTGACATCTTGTCATAATTGGGAATGTTCTTTACATCAACTTTTACTTTCATTCAAATAACTCCTTGGGTTTTTGAGACTTCTCTGTCTGTCATGTTGGGTTTTATACGACTTCTCTGTCTTCTGCGATATTTTCATCAATAACTTCAGTGGGCTGTACGTTCCAGGCGGCATCAATATAACGTTTACTGTTTGCCACATCCGCTACTGGATCATTACTTACTCCACTCTTAGCTAATGTGATTTCTGGTGATAAACCTAACTGCTTGAGGTTCAATGCACCCTGTGTCTTAACCAGCAGGTTTGCGGTTTCATTTCTTACAAACTGAAGCTCAAAATCACTCAGTTTCAGCCCTAACCCCTTCTTGCGGTTAAGTATGCTAATGAAGATCTCGTCAAATCTTCTATTAGATTCCTTGAATAAATCCTCGGTGTTCCTGGCAAAGGTATCTGCCTGGTACCAGCCATCTCTATACAGAACAGCTGCGCCAGTATCGCTTGTGCTTGT